CGTCAGTTCTAAAGAAAGCAGCCATTGCTGAGTATGGGTTTTCATCAAATGGTACACTCATAAGTTTTTTACCATTAGATGCCCACATAAAGGATCTTTGATCATCAGACAGCTTAATAATTTTAGATTCAGTTGCTTTAATAGCAAAGTTGCGTAGCTGTACATTTTCATCATTTGCTAGGTCTAAAAATAACTTTGGATTACGTCTAGCAAATATTAACAAATCTCTTTTAATTTCTTTTGAAGACATGTTAGATACTTTGCTACCTTGCTCAACTCTTAGTATAGCTTCACCTTGATCTATATCAATAGATCTTGCAGCATTAAGAGCATCAATTTGTAGCTCCATAATATCTAGTTCATCTTCAGCTTCTTCAACAGCGTCAAACTCCATGTATCTTTTATCTTTTAAAGGGTGATATAAAGATAATAGTTTTTGAAGCGATTGGTTTTCTTTTGGTACAACCAGTGAGCCATCTTCAAATAATATAGTACCAAGAGTAGCTTCACCTTGTTGTAAGTCTTTAAGAGGGGTAGACATGTTTGTGGCATATCTAAGTTCTCTTTGTTCGTTTGTTTCAGGGTCAAACCAAAGCATTGGAAATTTTCTGCTATGCCTAGATGGTATTCTAAGTGTTAGTGGTTTATATGATCCTGTTGTTAGATAAGTTCTATCTTTAATTTCCCAGTCTTTTTCTACACTAGGAATATCTTTTGTTTTTGCCATGATATAATATAATAAAATTAGTTAAAAGTAAAGTATTGGAGGTCACAATATGTGACCCCCAATATTTACAAAGTTTATGATTATACTCCAGTGAATAACACGAAGTTGTTAGCACCTTGTACACATAGACATCTTTCAGATAGGAAGTTAACTTCCATAGCGTCAAGATCGCTAGTGAACGCGCCACCAACAGAGCCAGTCAACCAAGACTTCATACGACGATCGTCAGTTTGTGACGCTCTATATCGTACGTGCAAGAATGGACGACGGATGTTAGTACCTAGAATTTGATCGTATACAGTTGAAGTACCAGCTGGAACCAATACACCTTCAATAGAGTACTTACTGTTAGCGACACCAGCTGCTACAGAACCACCTCTTGTAGATGCATCATTTAAGTATTTCCAGTCAGTTTTGTAGAAGTCATAAGAACCTCTGCGGAAACCAGAGAAGCCAAGGTTTAGCGCCATGTCTTCTGAGTTTTCAAATACACCGTAAGATGTACCGCCAGTTCCATATGAGTTCTGTCCAGCCAACATATCATCGATAGTAAGAGTAGTCTCACGATTTAAGAAAAGCATATTTTCTTCAATAGCACCTTGAGTATCTAAGTTCTTAAGAATCAAATCAAAATCAGCTAAAGCAGCAGCAGCAGCTTGACCAGCAAATCCAACCTCTACGTTACCGCGTGATTGAATAGCAGCAAACAAACCTTCTGTACCTTTGTAACCAGCGTTAGCAGCAGAACCAGCTCCTGTAGCAGAAGCTTTTTCACCTTCAACAACTGACATTTCTAGGTAATCTTCAAAACGTAGTCTTGTTTCAGACTCAGCTTTTAGATACCATAGATATCCTCCAGTACCATCTTCAGTAGCAACTTCTACCCAACCAATCTGAGCAGTGTCAGAACCAGAAACAACATACTTGCTTCGGATGATAATTGGTGAATTGCTGAATTGAGTAAAGTTAGGGTCAATACTAATGTACCCATCAGAAGCGCCAGCGCTTACAGTTGAGCTAGGAGTAGAAGAACCTTTTCCATACTCAGATCCATATACGAAGATCTTAACAGTAGTTCCTAGTGAAGCAGTTGTAGTAGCGGTGTAAGGAGCAACAGTAAGTGCACCAGAAGTTAGGTTAGATGCAGTTACTACAGCTTTAAGTTCATTACCAGCTTCATCAACAGCTACGATAGTTTGACCAATTGAAACTACGTTTGCAACGTAATCTTTAGGGTCAGCAGGAGTCAACGCTACAGGAATAGTAATAGTGTTAACTTGATCGTTAGTACAGTCTGTGTAAGAAATGTGTAGACGGTTTTGCTCAGACCAAATAACTTGATCAGACGTCATAGGCATTTCAGCACCAACCATACGCAAAAATCCAGAGAGTGTACGATTTCCATATCTCTCTATTTCTTGCTCATAAATCTCAGGAAGATATTGTTGAGCAAATGTATCAGAGTCACCAGTACCAGTTCCACCATTAAATGATAGGTAGTTAGTATCTAGCAACTGTTGTTTTTGTGACGGAATAATGTCACCAAATATAGGACTTACAGCCATGATTATTTATTTTAATTTTTTATTGTTACTTTTTTAACTTTAAGTTTTGAAGAATCAACACCACTAATAGCTTTAACTTTTAATCCATTTACAAATACTTCACCTTGTGCTGTTTGTCTTGGTTCTGTCGAAATGTTTTTTGACTTAGCCATGACCTCTTTAACAGCGTCAGCTTTTCCTTGCTCATAGAAATGTTGAGCTATAGTATCAGCGTTTCTAGCGGCATATAAAGCTTTATGGTATCCTTGCATATCACCTACTTCACCATCTTTATTTAAGAACGTCTTAACAAAGTTGTCAATATTTGATTGTGCTTCACCAACTTGCCCAGGATTTTTAACACCGTATCTAAATTTCTTTTCACCAACTTTAAAATCAAAACCTTTGAAATCTTCGTTAAATAAACTTTTAGTTCGGTCAATAAAATTATCCCTAGTTTTTGTAATAGCCTGTTGCTCTTCATTGTATCGATTGAAAAAATCCATAGCTTTTTGTTGTTCTTGAGTTACGCCCGGTCTCAACTTGATCTCGTCGTAATACTTATCTTTCAATCCCTCTAAAAAGTTTTTGGCTTTTCCAACTTCTTCTTTAAACGCAATTTTCTTTTTGCGTATATCTTTCTCGTCGTCTAACTCTTCATCATAATCAAAGTCTTCTAACAAAAGACTTACATCATCATAATCAAGATGCGGTCGTGTTTGTTTATAATATTCTCTTACTAATGTATTGTTATCTACATTAGAGTAATCTGCATTAAGTCGAACGTAATCTTCGACTGTTCCACCAGTTTCTTCCATAAACGAAACTAGCTTTTCAATATTTTCAGGTAAAACTTTTTGCTCTACAACAGCTTGTTCAACCTCTTCAACCACCTTTTCTTCGATAGGTTTTACTTCTTCGTTTGATACTTCTTCAATAACAGAGAGAGGGGACTCTTCATTTGAGTCGGTGGTCCGTACTTCTTCAACCACTTCTTCGCTGTTGCTACCGTTTTCGGGTTGTCCGACAGTATCATCGCTTGCATCTGCGCTTTGCTCTTGAACGGCATTATCTTCGTTTTTAATTTCTACTTTAGTAACTTCAGGTGCAACTTCACCTTGAGCTTCAGCAGCTGTATTAGGTATTTCAACTTTAGTTACCTCTTCTGTTTTACCTAAGTTTTTAGGTCTTTTAGGTTTAGCTTGTAGTTTAAACTCGCCTTCCTGTTTTACTTCTTCTGACATAATATAATATAATTAAATAATTAAAAGTTTTTTTTTATCGAGGTTCAAACTGTTCTAGCCCAAATCCTCCAAGTGCGTCGTTACCAGCTGATTCAAAATTTTTTGGTAATTCGTCATTTTGACGTTGTGAAATCATTTCAGATTGTTGTGTTCCAATAATTCTAGCACGCTCATCTTTACGATTTTCAATTTCTTTTTCTTTTTCTTTTTCAACTCGAGCTCTTGCTTCTGCTAACTGAATATTGTAATTAAACTCTTCAGCCATTAATTGTTTTTTAATTTCAGCCTCTGTTTGCATACGTTGTATTTCAAATTGAGACTTGCCTTGCTCAAGCTGAAGTTTAGTTTCTGTAAGAGCTTGTTGTTTCTGCATTTCAGCAAGCGCAGCTTGTTCGTTAGCTTGCGCGTTAGCTTGAGCTTGAGCTTGGATGTTTGCTTGAGCTGCGGCTTGATCTCTTTCTTGCTTTTGCTTACGTTTTATTTTAAGCATTTGATTTGCTAGCTTAATATTAGATATTTGCTCTATATCTATAATATCTTCTAAATCAACACCACCTGACTGCAAAGCTATCTGTATATTTTTTTGTAGCATTTGTTTGTCTTCTTCTTCAGGTTCTAACTCCAAGAATATACCAAACTCATGCATATTTAAACTATGCATTTGCTCCAATGTATTTGTATTAAATGTGCTAATACTATTCATTAAAGCATTTCTAGTTAACGGAAAGCTTAGCATATCCGCAGCTCTTAAACTTATATTTTCAGCTGTTCTTACTGTTAAGTACATTAGCGATTGTAGAATATGCTTAGTAGCTGTATTCGACGCAGCAGCCGCTAACTTTTGTAAACCTACCAAAGCATCTTTAGTTGGTTGACTACCGTCTCTAGCTTCATTTAATCCCGTCACGTCGCGTATCATTTGTAAATAATATTGATACGTTTGTACCAGCGCGCCTATTTTAGCTTGACCATTAGATGTTTGTAGCTCTTGAATAGGTACCTTACCTGGATTAATATCACCATCAACAGTCTTAGATCTACCAACAATACTACCAGTTTGAAAGTACATGTTTAAAGCTTCTTGCGGATTGTAGTTAGTTCCATTACCTAAATCAACTTCGGCTAAACCATCAACATCTACAAATACCCCATCGGGCACCATTCGAGCTAGAACTTGTTGTATTTTTAAGTGAGTTAATTGAATCATATCAGCAAACCCGATACACTTACTTACCAAGCTCTCTATTCTACCCTTATACATTCTAGGAGCAGATATACTATAATTCATTTGAACTTTAGTTTGATCACTATATGGTCTAGTCATATTCTCAGCTAGCTCCCATTTTAACATTTTTTCGTGACCTAATATTTTAGCGCCGCTGTATAAAACTTCTATAGCTCTATGTACTCTTTCAAAATTATCATTAGCGGGTGGATTAAAATCTTCTGGCTTTTCAATAGCTTTTAAAAGACCTTGATCTGTTTGTTTAATTTTAAATACTTGATTTTGATATGTCTTGTATTCAAAATATAATACTTGTATATTGTTATAGCTGTCATCTTGACCCCAATAGTTTCTTGTGTAATTAGAATCACCTGGGTATTTTTGTATTTCTTCTAAATCAGAATCTGTTAAGTAAGGAAATTGCTTTTTAAGTTCTTCAAGACTTACGCTTTTAACTTCACCAACATAATATATATCTTCAAAGTTAGGATCTTCTGTATAAGAATAAACAAGATTAGCAGGATCTACGTAATCTACAGTAACTCCATTTGCTAAATTAAAATCTGTTTTAACACAAGATATACCTAATACCACTAAATCGTAAGCTAGTCTTTTTTTAACCTCTTCGTACTTATTGTAGTCAAATACGTTTTGTATTAATTCCTCTTCAGCAATTTCAATAGCTTGCTTATAGCTAAGTTGCATGTGAAGCTCTAATTCTTCTTTACTTTGTGGTAATTGCTCTGCAGGTATATTAGTTCTAGATACATCTATACCTAAATTCTGCTGAGCTTGTACTATTAGGTCTCTAGAAAAAGCATCTTCAGCTATACCTTTAGCGTGTTGTGTTCTTTGAGCAGTTGCATATGGATCTGTTGCAAAAGATTTAATTTCATAACCTTTATCAGTCATACCATTAACTACTATATCTATAAACTTAGATAATACAGCAACAGGTTTCCAGTCTAAATTAAGATAAGACAAATCACCATTAACTGATAATTCATCTTTGTACTTAGCTACAGACTGCTCACCTCTAGCATATAATCTTAATCTATGAAAATCTTGCCAGTTGTTACCGAAACGACCACCAGCGCCTAAACCGCGATCACCTCTAAACCATTCGTTTTCAATAGCTCTACCTACTTGATAACCATAGTCCAAAGTATCTTTTTCTGCGTCTGGTACTACCTGACTAGGAAAAGAACTATTTACATTAGTATAAACCATTTATTGTATTATTTTTGAAATGTAACCTGTGTTATCATATTTTTTAAACGATATGTTAACTGGATCTCGTTGTTGTATGTTTACTGGTGTGTATTTATTTTTATTACAAGCCATTATAGCTAAGCCAGAACTAATTGTTGCATCAAACTTTGTTCTATTATTTATATTAAATTTTGCCCAGTCTTCTAATGTTTTTTGAAAATACATATCACCATATCCATCTTCTTTCAAACCCACATAATCTTCTATATATGATTCTATAGCAGCTGCATGAGCTTGTTTAATATCTTCACTTGAATTAGGTATACCACCTATTTCTCTTTCTGCGACCGAAAGTTTATTGTATAACTTATCTGGTCTATTTATAGAGAATCTTCTATAACCTCTTCTTTTTAGATAATATAACAATCGAGGTTTATTATTCTCTGCTAGTATTGGCATGCCATAAAAATGCAACGCCATTAAAACATCTTCAAAAAATATTTCAGCTGTAGGTGGTCTAGATATATATTCTAAAAAGAACATATTAAATGGAGCATCCTCCATACTAAACTTTGTTAAACCATGCAAAGATCCTTTTGATCCTTGTTTGTCTACAGTTCCTGATATATCATAAGAGTCACAACCAAAAGCACCCACATGCTCATTACCAGGGTATTTAACTCCATTTTTTATTATTACACGATTTTGTAGATTTACAGGTGGAATCCAAGATACAAGAAATCTACCATTTTTTTCTGGATAAAAATTAACTGTAGTATCTTTTACACCCCCAGCCCATTGGAAATTACCTTGAGTTACTAAGGTTTTATTTCTCATGTCTTCATTATAATCTATTTGCTCGTAAATTTTAGTTAGATTAAATAAAGATAATTTTGCTTCATCTCTAAATGCGTGTTTTTCTGTACGAGGAAATTGTCTATAATATTCATTTAAACCGTCCTGATCATCTTTAAGACCATCAACTTCATTTTCCCAATGTTCTATAACACCTATTGTAATTAAATCACCCTGGGTATCTTTAATCGCGTCTTTTGGTTTTTCGAATACAGGTATTCCATGAGAATCAATGAATCCTTCGTAGTTCCACTCCATAGGTATAAACAAGCTATATAATCCTGAACTAGTCTGTCCATTGCGATTTCGTTTTGTGACGTCTGATGCATAGTATAATTTTTTAAAGTTATCACCACCTTTATCTAGAGCGTTGCTCGTAGATCCCATCATACACTTACCAACAATCTTGCTACCTAATCTTAGTGTTGTTTTTGTAACTCGCCAGTTATTTAAAATATTATCCGGACGCTCCCACTTACCTGATTCGTCGTGGGCGAGAAGTTTGAGTTTCTCACCGTCATACGAGTTGTCACCCGTGTTCTTCCAGTCGATTGTCGTATCGAGCCCGTCGATTTCCTCTGGCGCTTCGCCTTGGTCGAGTTTACGCCTTGTGAGTTTTGACGCTGGTACCCTGTAGGCGAGCTCCGTCTTTGGTCTGTCCATACCGTCTTGTATGGGTTTGAAAAAGAACGGGTAGTTGACTGATATGGGTACAACTTTGTCGGTAAACATTTTTTTAGCATCAGCCCCGGATTTTGATAATATCCCAAAGCGTGAGTCGGAAGATATTGTTGCTTGATGCACAAGTTCTGATGACGCCATGAATGAAAAACCAGAGCGTCTGTTTTTGAGGTAGCACATACCATAACATCGCTGGTCGGCTTTACATGCTTCCCAGAATATAAAGAAAAGCCTATTTGACTCTCTGTAATCTGCGGCACCAACATCAATTTTGCTCCACTGCAAGAACATATAGTGAGAACCAGTAATGTAAGTAGCCACGCCTCTATTATAGAACCAATATCCTTCTTCACGTCTTTTAAACTCTTCGTCGATATAATCGTACCATTCTTCTTTAAAATTAACCGGGTATCTTTCCCAGTCAAATACACTTTTAATTTTAGCTAATGGTTTAGGGTATTCTGA